GCAAGGAAGAGGAGCGGCTCCTAAGAGAAAGGCAGGCGTACCTGCTGGCGACTTTTCTTTTCCTCCTATACCTGTGGCTACTGTTAGCCCTCTTAAACAGGACTGGGAGTTAGTGATGGGTTGGATTGCTGCTTGTTTGCTTGTAGTCGTGTTGTTGCCTCTACTTGGAATGTTGTACATGGATGTGCTGCAAACCAAAAAGGAAGCCCAAACGCAAATTGAAAAGATGGAAAAATTACGCAGAGAAGTTGAAAAGGAAAAACGAAATGATTCCAATAGTCGCATCCCTCCTCGGTAGCCTAGCCGAAAACGGCCTTGGGCTGCTTTCCAGTGCCATCCAAGCCAAAGGCAAAGAGGTAGTTGAGAAAACGCTTGGCGTAAAAATTCCTGACAACCCAACCGCAGAAGATGTCAGCAATCTGCGCCAGCTTCAGTATGAACACGAAGAGCGCCTACTTGAGTTGGGTATTGAGAAAGCCAAGATGGAATTGGCTGAATTGCAGATGTTTGCCGATGCCGCCAAGAACGAAGATGACAACGTAACAGACCGTTGGAAATCGGATATGAACAGTGATTCTTGGTTGTCCAAGAACATTCGCCCCATGAGCCTGATTGCCATCTTTTCTGGGTATTTCCTGTTTGCCATGATGTCTGCCTTTGGCTATAACGCCAATGAGTCTTATGTGTCCTTGCTTGGGCAGTGGGGCATGTTGATAATGGGCGCATACTTTGGCGGCAGAACCATTGAGAAATTAGCCGAAATGAAAGGCAGAAAATGAAAGCCAAGCTAACCTTTTTTGTGACCTTGATGGTCAGCTTTACTCTATGCGTTGTCATTATTGGCATGGTAGCCGTACTGATGGCTGGTTTGTTTGATCCATTGGTTGATAACGCAGAAATATTTAAACTAATTAGTCCAGCGTTCCAAACCATTGTTGGCGGATTTATTGGCTTATTGGCTGGCGTGAAACTGTCGCACGGCGAAACGGAGGAAAAATGAGCTTAAGCACTGAACAAGCTGCGTTTTTGCTGGACATGTGTAAGCTAATCCAGTACGCTACAGACCAAGGATTCGTGGTGACCGGCGGGGAACTTGCCCGTACCCCCGAACAGCAAGCCATTTATTTTAAGACGGGGCGTTCCAAGACTATGAATTCCATCCATCTAAAGCGCTGCGCCATAGACTTGAATTTCTTCAAGGACGGAAAGATCATCTGGGACAAAGGCATCCTTGCGCCGCTGGGCGCGTATTGGGAGACTCTGCATCCAAAGAACCGATGGGGCGGCAACTTCAAGTCATTGGTAGATTGCCCTCATTTTGAGCGCAACGTAGGTTAAAGATGCCCTTACAGAAACTCCAGCTTCGCCCCGGTGTAAACAGAGAAAGCACCTCTTACGCCAATGAGGGCGGGTATTACGCATCCAACAAGATTCGGTTTCGCTCAGGTATGCCTGAGAAGGTTGGCGGCTGGGCTAAAGACACAGGAACAAACCTTTCTACGTTACAGCCGACCACAGGTACGCTTTGGGGTGTCTGTCGTGCGTTATGGAATTGGCTCAACTTAACAGGTTACAACTTGTTGGCGCTGGGAACAAACCTCAAATACTATATTCAAAACGGTGTAAATGGCTTTTACTATGATGTAACCCCGCTGCGCAATACAACTACCGCAGGTGAGGCCACCTTTGCCGCTTCTACTGGGTCAACAACAATTACAGTTACCGATGCAGGACACGGTGCGCAAACTGGCGACTTTGTAACTTTTAGCGGCGCAGTTTCTTTGGGCGGTGTTATTACAGCCGCCATACTCAATGCCGAGTTTCAGATTACCTATCTAAGCTCTAACCAGTACACCATCACATCTTCAGTAGCAGCTAATGCAAGCGACTCTGGTAATGGCGGTGGGTCAGTTATTGCCGCTTATCAAATCACAACAGGTAATCCCGTATATACCCAGAACGTAGGCTGGGGCGCTGGTACTTGGGGTGGTCTTATTGTGGGTACAGCCACCACTGCGGTTTCCGGCGGTACGCTTTCAGCAGCTAACACTACCGTCACAGTGACCTCAACAACTGGGTTTTCTACGCCAACTGGCACTCTGTTGATTGACCAAGAGACAATTACCTACACTGGCACAACAGGCACAACATTTACAGGCTGCACTCGCGGAGTCAGTGGTACGGGTTCAGGCGCGGCTACTACACATACAAACGGTACAGCAGTTGTTCAATCCACCACATTTACTGGTTGGGGTGCTTCGGCTCCTGCCGGTCAAGGTGTTGGACAACAGCTTCGCACATGGAGCCAGTCAACCTTTGGCGAGGACTTGATTTTTAATGCCCGTGGTGGTGCGCTGTACTACTGGGCAAACTCTGCGTCAGCAAACACATTTAATCGTGCGCAGCTTCTCGGCCCTAGCGCGTCAATCGTTACAAAATCAGGAACTGTAACTACAGATTCTTCATGCCCAACAGTTGCCAACTTTGTAATGGTGTCAGATTCCTCAAGGTTTGTCCTTGCGTTCGGCGTTAATGATTACGGCAGTGTGGTTCAAGACCCGTTGCTTATCCGCTGGTCTGACCAAGAGAGCTTTGCCACATGGTTTCCGGCTATTACAAACCAAGCAGGTAGCTTCCGTTTAAGTGATGGCTCGCAAATTATTACAGCCATACAGACCCGCCAAGAGATTTTAGTATTGACGGATTCTGCCATTTATTCTATGCAGTACCTTGGCCCACCTTATGTTTGGAGCTTTCAGATTCTGGGTAACAACATATCCATTGCTGGGCCAAATGCAATAGCAACCGCTAACAATATCACGTACTGGATGGGCACGGATAAGTTCTACATGTACTCTGGTCGCGTTCAAACTCTGCCATGCACTTTGCGTCAGTATGTCTACAACGACATAAATTTAACCCAATCCTTTCAGTTTATGGCGGGAACCAACGAGGGTTACAACGAGGTGTGGTGGCAGTATTGTTCTGCCGACTCCGATGTAATTGATCGTTACGTTATATACAACCACTTGGATAATGTTTGGTACTACGGCGACTGGGTTAACTACACCGGCACGGCATTTCAAGGGCGCACTGCATGGCTGGACAGCGCATTACGCGCTTATCCTATGGCGGCAACCTATGGCGTGGCTGGCGGCACTACAAACGCATTACTCGTGTACCATGAAAATGGGGTGGACGACGGCACAGTCAACCCATCAAATCCTATTGTGGCGCAGGTAACCTCATCTGACTTTGACATTGGGGACGGACACAACTTTGGCTTTGTTTGGCGGTTAATCCCTGACCTGACCTTTGACGGATCAAATGTAAACGGGCCAACTGCCATGTTTACGGTACTCCCCCGCGCCAACCCCGGTGCGCCATATGGTGACTCAAACAACCCAGATGTTGTCAGTGCGCAGAACTACCAGAACCAAAGAACCTATGAAATACAGCAGTTTACCCAGCAGGTGTATGTCAGGATTCGTGGTCGTCAGATGGCGTTTAAGGTAAGCTCAGATGAGATTGGTGTCCAGTGGCAGTTGGGTGTACCGCGTATAGATATTCGTCCTGACGGTAGGAGATAAGCATGGGATTAAAAACCGCAACCCAACCGCGTTTACCAGCAGCGCCCGATCAGTATGACCGCCAGTATATGGAGCAGCTTATCAACGTGTTGCGCTTGTACTTTAGCCAACTGGACAACGCCTCTCCCGCTGTGTTTTCTTCTCAAGGCGTTGGGACTACCTCGGTGGTAACTGCATTAACCTGCGCCCAACCTGACTTAACAACTCCCGGCGCAACCCAAGTTAGCCTGCCAACCCAAGCAGATCTTGCCAATCTCCGCAAGGGCGACATCTACTACGACACCACTGCCGCCAATGTTCTAAAGATCAAAGTATGACCCACACAACCACCACCCCCACTGAATACGTTCAATTTGACGAAGTTGATGACATCTGGATTAGGTCGTACACCATCGAGAAGGCAGGCTGCGGTTTATCCCAGCACGTACATGAACACGACCACGCTACCCTCATTTCTCGGGGTACTATCGAGGCTTGGCAAGACGGGCAAAATATTGGACAATTCACTGCCCCTGCGGTGCTTACGATTCCGGCTGGCAAAAAACACATTTTCAAAGCATTGACAGACGATGTGGTGCTTTGTTGTTTACATAATCTGCGTGGGACTGGCTTAGAGTCGCCCCAATTCAAGGAGTAATTTATGCCAGCGTTTGCCCTAACCGCCGCCGAGATTGCCGCCGCCGAAGCTGCCGCTATTGCTGCTGCCGAAGCCGCAGCGGTTCACGCCGCACAAGTAGCCGCCGCACAAGCTGCACAAGTAGCCGCCGCTGAAGCTGCCACACAAGCCGCCGCACAAGCGGCAACACAAGCTGCCACACAACAAGCCACCACCAGCGGCATTCAAACACTGGCACAAGAAGTTACAGGCACGCCATCCGCAGGAATTGAAGCGTTGAACATGGCGCAAGCACCTGTTACGGGTCAAGTACCCACAGGGATTGAAACGCTGAACTTGGGTCAAGTACCTGTTACGGGGCAAGTACCTGTTACGGGGCAAGTACCTACAGTAGAGGAACAAGTTTTACAAGCCTTCCAAAACGCACAAGCAAACACCCCTAGCATGACGGGGCAGGAATTTTTAAATCAATCCTTTGCTGGCCCCGCTGTTGCGCCACCTGTTGCCCCTCCGCCCCCTCCAGCCCCTACGCTTCCCTCCCTTGGAGGCCCCGGAACAGGGTATCAAGGAAACGCCGTGCAGATTGGGTCAGGAAGTAACGCTACGTCCTACACGCCAGCAGAACTACAAATAATGCAAGGATCAGTACCATCGCCTGCACCAACTTCTGTAAACTCCCTACCACAGGACAGAATGCTTAATTACGGGATGGAAACACAGGGCATAAAGACACCTTTGAATCAAACCGCAACTTACAACTTAACAGGATCAGGGGCACAACCTGCCGCAAAGCCCGGAATGGTTGAGGAGTTTATGAACATGTCGTTGCCAAACAAGCTTCTGACAGGCATGATGGGTGCGACTGGGTACGAGATGCTGAACAAGCCCAAACCTAAAGAAGAAGAAAAGTACAAATCTACGTTTAATCGCAACACATATCAAGCCTACAACCCCGTCCAACCTACTCCTTATCAACCTCGGTATGCTGTTGGCGGCATTGCGGATTTGGGCGACTATTCTGATTACGCTCGTGGTGGTCGCTTACTCAAAGGCCCCGGAGACGGTATGTCTGACGACATTCCTGCAACAATTGCTGGCAAACAACCCGCACGCTTGGCCAATGAAGAGTTTGTGATTCCTGCCGATGTGGTTTCCCACCTTGGTAATGGCTCATCTGAAGCAGGCGCTAAACAGTTGTACAAGATGATGGACAGAATCCGCAAAGCTCGCACTGGCACAAAGAAGCAAGGCAAGCAGATCAACCCTGAAAAGTACCTAGCTTAAATATGCCGCTGTACCACATACCCCCTCATCAACTGCCCACAGTATGGGATAAAGCTGCGCCACTCTTACAAAAGAGTATTGATATCGAACCGGACTTTATAACCATTGAGCAGGTGGAGTACGCAATGCGTACGGGAAAAATGTTTTTGCTTGTGTGGGACGAGCCGGATGAAGGTATTACCGGCGCGGCAGCGGTTGAGTTTATTGACTACCCACGCTATCGTGTGGGGCATGGGGCTTTATTGGGCGGTAAAAGCGTAGTCAAGCCCCACGTATTAGCAGAGTTGGTTGCTTGGATGAAAGCTAACGGGGCTACGGTAGCCCAGTGTTGGTGCCGAAATGAATTGGTTCCCATGTATGAAAAGATGGGTATGGAACAAACCCATCACGTAATGAGGATGAAGATATGAATATCACTAAGCATTTGTTTAGTTGGTTGACTGGCCAAAACTTTACCATGTACCTTGGAGGCGGTGGCGGTGGCGGTGGGCCGAACACAACATACTCACAGACTTCAAACATTCCTGAGTATGCGCAGCCGTATGTTGAAAAAATGTTGGGGTCTGCGCAAGAGGAAATTTTTAGCACAGATCCTGTTACCGGCAAAGAAAGAATAACGCCGTACACGCCTTTTAGCAACGACCCCAGCAAGTATTTTGCCGGGCCATCAAAACTGCAAACCGATGCGCGGACTGCTGCGGGAAATATGGGCGTTACCGCAGAGACTGGGCAAGCTGCAAATATGGCAAGACAGGCGGGGATGGCAGGTTTAGACACTACGTATCAAGCAGGTCAGTTTGGTAATCAGTTCCAAGCCCCCGGTCAATATCAGCCCGGTCAGTTTTCTATGGGTGAGGCGCGAGCACCTGACTTGCAGAATTATCAATTTCAAAACGCTCCGCAAGATGTGCAGTCTCAGCAGTTCAACCAGCAAGCTGCCCAAGCGTACATGAACCCCTACATGCAGTCCGTTGTGGACTTGCAACAACAAGATGCCCAGCGCCAAGCCGATATTGCAACAACAGGACGTAACGCTCAAGCTGTGGGAGCAGGCGCTTTTGGTGGTTCTCGCCAAGCAATTATGGATGCTGAAGCAGCAAAAAACCTTGCTGCTCAAAAAGGTTCTATTCAAGCTACAGGTTTACAAAGCGCTTACGGCCAAGCCCAACAACAGTTTAATGCCGATCAAGCGCAGCGTATGCAAGCGGCGCTTGCTAATCAAGGTATGGGTTACAACGTAGGCTCTCAAAACCTAGCAGCAAACCTTGGTATCCAACAGCTTGGCGCGGGTCAAAACTTACAGGCGCAGTTGGCAAACCAACAAGCGCTGCAACAAGCACAAGGCGCTGCTGAACAATCTCGTCAATTTGGTGCTGGTCAGGGCATGACAGCCGCACAGCAACGCGCTCAATACGGGTTAGCTGGGCAACAAGCAGGCGAGCAATCTCGTCAGTACGGCGCTGGGTTAAGAATGCAAGGACTTCAGACCGGCTTACAGGCGGCTGGGCAGTTGGGTCAGTTTGGTCAAAATATTTATGGCCAGCAGATGGGTATTAACCAGTTGCAAAACCAGTACGGCGCACAGCAACAGCAAGAACAACAAGCCATTATTAATCAGCAGATTCAAGACTACGCAACAGCGCAACAGTATCCCATGCTGCAATTGGCAAACATGAATGCGTTGACGCGTGGTCTGCCTATGCAGTCAGCCACCACTCAGATATATCAAGCCCCGCCAAGCGCAGCTTCACAACTTGCCGGTTTGGGTCTAGCGGGGTATGGCCTGTCTCAATTGGGCGGGTCAGCAACACCAAAAGCCAAGGGCGGTACGGTAAAAGCAAAGAAACGCCCTGCCGGTCTTGCTGAGTTAGCCCTGATGAAAATGCAGTAAGGAACACTCATGCTTAATATAAAAACCCTCACAGATACGCTGTCCGGCATGGACTTGCAGGAGTTGCAAGACTACGCTAGGGTAAATAAGAACGACCCTTACATTGTGTCAATGGCGCTGTCTATGGCAAACACAAAGAAAAAAATAAAGATCGCACAAGATGGCCAAGCGGGGATGATGCCGCAGCCTAAAGTAGCTGACCAACAAATTGCGCAGATGTCGGCTCCCCCACCGCAACAGATGTTGCCTGAAGATCAAGGCATTGCCACACTCCCCGCCCAAAACATGCAGAACATGGCAGGCGGCGGCATTGTTGCATTTGATGATGGCGGTGAAGTGCCGGGGTATGCAGAAGGCATATTTACAGGGGCAAAGAAAAAGTATAAGCAGCTTAAGGGGTATGAGTTTGACGGTGGCCCTGAGATGTTTGATAAAGCGCTTAATGCTGAAGGTGTTACAGATCCTAAACAACGGGCATTTTTAAAAGCTATTCATGCACAAGAATCCGATCAAGCCTTAAATGCCCCCACCCGCGATAAGTCAGGCGCAATGGGGCCTATGCAAGTTACTAGAGATGCTTGGACAGATGTTTCTAAAAAAGGTGACGCATTAAAAAGCCGTTCTGACCCGTTTGAAAACATGAGGGCCGGTATCCGCTATGCCTCCACAGGCTGGCAAAAATCAGCCGGAAATCCTGTGTTAGCAGGCGCTTATTACTACGGTGGCCCGGGAGGTTTTGCTAAAGCGCAAAAAGGTGAAGCCGTTGCGTCTTCTGAAGATAAAGGTCAGACAACTTTGCAGTACGGAAAGCAAATTTCTGCAAAATATCTTCAGATGTTGCCGCTGGCTGCGGCAACAGCCGCTCCTGAAATTGCAAAACCTCCTCCTCAAGCCGCGCCGCAAGCGCAAGGTATTGCCACATTGGCAAGCGACCCAACTACGGGTTTTACTGTGCCGCAAGATGTGTTCAGCCCAAGCCCAGAAGAAGAACGCAAGTATGCTGCTGCGCAAGCTCAAGCAGCAGCAGAAGCTAAAAGACGTGAAGCTCTTGTCAGCCAAATCCCCGGTCAAACAGCTAAAGCGCCAGCATTTAAAGACACCAACACTTACTTTGGTGGTGTTGCTGACAGAATGGGTATACCCTTAGAAGTTCAGCGCAATGTTGCCAACACAATAAATGCAACGAGTGGGTTTACTGCGCCTATTGGCGGCGTTAACCGTGCGGCTGCAACTGTTTCCAAAGGGCTTGAGCCTACGGCAGAGATGATTCAAAAAGCTGCGCAAGCAAAACAAATTGCCGAAACGCCTCGCATTCTTCCCCCTGCCAAAGCGGGACTTGAAGCTCTTGATGAAGCATCTGCGGCTACCCGCGCTGCTGCTGATAATGCACGCCGTATGCGGCTACTTGAACAAGACCGCAAAGCTGCAATAGGCGCAGAACAATCCGTAGATGCAGCAACAAAGTCTGCCGCAATTGCAGACAAGTTTGCCAAAGAAATTGCTTTAGCGCAAGATGCTGCTCGGTTGAACCAAGCCAAAATGACAGGCGCTGCTCAAGGTTTAGCTATGACTCAAGCGGCTGACAAAGCCAATTTGATCCCTAGAGGTGGTGCAGATATTGGCACTTTAACACCCAACGAAAATATTAAGGAAAGTGTTTTTGATCCAAATTTTGGCGGCAAACTACCCCCAGATGTTAAAAAAGATATTGTTGATGATCTAAAAGAAAAAACCGGTGCGTCTACAGCCGAACTTAAAAAACAAGCCGCTGACAGCGGTATGGACTTCAACAGTTTTCTGTTCCGTTTTGGTTTGGGTCTGCTGGCAGGAGAATCACAGTACGCTTCGGTAAACGCAGGCAAAGCAGGACTTGGCGCTTTGGATGCAGAATTGGCCTCGCAAAAACTCAAACAGTCTGCTGCCACCACGCAAGCCGATATTGCGTACAAAGAAGCTATGGCTGCGCAAGCCAAGATGCCTGCGGGTGAAGTCCAGATGATTGAAAGGTACGCTAACGATCCTAAGTTTCGTAAAGCGGTTGATATGATGGCTGCTGCTAAACGTGAACCAATGACTCGTGAAACCCTGTTCAAAGAGTACATCAAGTCTCCCGTTGCAAGTATCAAACCGTTTTCTGAATATGTGTCAGAATACGAAAAAGAATTTGGGCCGCTGGGTGCGGGTGTTCCTACGGGAGTCATCGTCAGCCGCGCAGGACAAACATAAACCAGAGAGGCGTAAATGCCGCAGTACAAAGTCGAGATTCCGGGTCAAGGCACATTTAATGTTGACTCCCCGGAAGAGCTAACCGATGCACAGGTCTATGCAGCGGTTCGACAACAACTGCGCTCTGAAGTTTCTGAAGCACCACAAGAAGTAGCTGCGCCAACCATTGGTGGGCAGACCAAAGAATTTTTTAAAGGGTTGCTTCCCGGCGGTATTGGCTTAGTTGAACAAGCTGGTATGGGTATATCAGCACTGCTGCCCGAAGAACAAGAAAAAGCTACACAACAATACATTAAAGAAGCTGCGGCTACAGCCAAAGCTCCGTTTGCCGCTGCGCCGGGGTATGAGGACACAATAGGGCGTAAGTTTGGTGAAGCTACGGGTTCAATAGTTCCGTTTCTTGCCACTGGCCCGTTTGGTATGGCGGGGCGTGTAGCTGGTTACGGACTTGGTATTGGTGCTGGCGCTGGCACACAGGTAGAGAAATCTGCCGCTGAAGGCGCAACTGAAGAACAACAAACCGCCGCTACTGCGTTGGGTTCCGTGGTTGGTGCTTCAGAAATGTTTGCGCCTGCTCGCATCCTTAAACGTATTGCAGAACCTCTAGCCGCAGGCGCTGCCGCGCTTGTAAAACGTGCGTTGATGGCGGGTGGAGAAGAAGCTGCACAAGAAGCCGCAGCGCAGGCAGCACAGAACCTTATCAGCAAAGGTATATACAAACCTGAACAAGAGATTATTGAGCAGGTTGGTGAGTCTGCCGCTTACGGCGGTGCTGTTGGTGCATTAGCACAAGGCTTGTTAGATTTGGCGCTGGGGCGCAGAGTTCGCGGCGCTCCTTCTGAACAACCCGAGGCAGGTGAAACTGCTGCCCCTCCTGAACCGGGCGCGCCTGTTGCTCCCACTACTCCTGAGGAGGAGGTGCCCGAGCCTACTTTACAGCAACCTGTTCCTGAGAAAGATATCAAAGAACCCGTGCTCCCCGGAGCCGCTGCATCGTTTAAAGAACGCTTGGATCAGCGCAAACAGCTTGAGAAAGCCGTTGCCCCCTATGAAAAAGAACAGGCTCGTGTAGCCGCCTTGACCCCGTTTGACTACCTGATGGAGCAGACAGGTGAGGTGCCCAAACCCGCAAAAGTCAAAGAAGGTGAAGGAGTTGTTACCGCCGATATGACCGGCCTGCCTTACGCCATGAAGTTTGCCAAGAAGCAGATTGAAGCCGCCAAGTACAACGAGATTGAGCCGGACGTTTCCAAATACATTGAGTATTTGATTACAAAGCCTGAATACGCCGACATTTTGGCCAAGCAAGTCAAACAACTGCCGGGGCTAAATGCCAAACAAAGCAAGTCCGTGTTGGCCGCTTTGCCATCAGCGTTGAAGTTACGAGCCGAAGCAGAAGCCAAGAAAACCGCAGAAACAGAGAAACCTGCCGAGACTCTTGATAAAGATTTAAGCCACCTTGAACCTTTGTTTAATAAGGCTTTTGAAGGTAAAGCACCCATCATTGAGGTCAACGAAAACCTCATGCCAACCCGCAACGCCAAGATAGTGCGGGAGAATGTCAATACTTTACTGCAACAAGCTGATGATGTAGAAGCAGCATACAGGGCTGCGCGGCGTGCTGGTAATAGGGCGGCAGCGGTCTCTGCTTTTGCGCAGAAGCAAATCATTACCAAGAAGCTCAACGCACTGACTGAGGAAACTCCTGCCGGTGATTTGACTGCTGGAAAACAAAAACCTCCGGGAGAGATTGATACCCGCGCTTCTTACGCCAGAGAAGTTGTGCAGCTACGCCGCCAACAGCAGAAGGCTCTAGAGGACATTGAGGTCACGCTTAATACGCTCCGTGCTGGCGATGTGATGGGCAGAGAGATTGAACCCGTCCGTGACCCTGAAACGGGCCAGATCACCATGAAGCCGGTTGAGATTGGCAAAGGTGTAGCAGGTGCATCGGGCGCTGTGCTGGCACAACGTGCTGAGACTTTGCGTGGGGACTACATCAACGCTTTGCTAAAGGAAGCGGCAACACATCGCCGTGCGCTGGGCAAAGCCCCCATTACCGTGGACGAAGCCACCAAAGCCGCCTCACGGGTGTATGACGTTGTAAGTGAGTGGATTGAACGCTCTAAAGCCAAGCCGTTGCCAAGGTTTGTTGAGAAGCCCGAGTTTGTAGAAAAGATTGTTCAGCCTGCCCAAAAACGTGCAGGCAAGATCATTAGAGGCGCTGTTACTGAACGGGCATACAGTGAAAAGCCTCCAGCCAAAGCTCCTGAAGGACAGGACTTTACTACCGGTAAATGGGAGAAGTTCCCCACAGGCAAGCCAAACCCACCTTTTGTTTGGGAATTTATAGACAGCCGCCCAGTAGAAGGCCGGTTCAACGAAATTGCAAGGCTGAGCGACAAGGAAGTCAAGCACTTCAAGGCTCAGATCGACAACGTAGTCAAGGACTTAGAAGAGATTCCGTCCGAAGTTTCACGTGAAACACCTCTGTTAAAGCAACAGTTTGCTGGTACTGAGGCGCAAAAGACAGCCGAAGCCAAGGGTGAGACAGCCACAACTGTGGGCGGAGAACTACGCCGTCGTACAGAATTTGTGCGCAACTTGATGGCTAAGCCGCCTCTCAAGCCGTTGACAGAAGAAACCCGCAAAACTTTAAACCTGAAGCTGCTTGATCGTGCCGTTGACATTATGGACAGCGGCAAAGCCTCACGCGGTTTGTTGGACGCTGTTGAACCTATTGTTACAAACTTGGCTGAAGGCCGTGAGGTTCTTCCCCAAGATATACGGGCGCTTGATGATGCCATAAAGCTGTATGAACGTACAGCCCAAGAGGGTGAGATTGCTGGTGAAGGTGCGGCTGGTCAAGGTCAGTTGTTCCCTGAGACTCGCAAAGACATTGGTTATATCCGCGCCACTCCTGCCAACTTTGCCAAGTCACCACAGATCAAACCTGTATGGGAAGCGTTAGAGCAGTCCCGCAAGCTCAAGGCAGAGCTAGACCAGAAGACCAAAATAGATAAAGCCAAGGCCGTTGTAGCCATCAATGAAATTGAAAGCCTTACAACATTGGTTGACAACATTAAGAAGGACACCAAGTTCTTTTGGGCAGACACTACCAAGTGGTCAAACCAAGCGTTGGCTAAAGCGTTTGTTCAGTTTCCCGATATTGGTAAGACAGCCGAAGAGCAGGCGCTTGTTGACATTTACCTTAAAAGTCCCAAGAGTCTTTCTGCCGCAGATGCGGCTAAAGTTAAAGAACTTGTGTCTGCGTTCAACACAAAAGCGTTGCCACAGTACAAAGAAAAATTAAACCAAGCAGTGCAAATGCTTGCCCAAGGTGAACGTCTTAACGACGTTGACAACCGGTTGCTTGGTTTTATGCAAGACACTAACAAAAGTGTTCGTGAAGCAGCAGAAGCTAAGAAACAAGCGCTTGCCCCTTTGCAGGAAGCACTGGATAGGATTAAGGTCGCGCTCAAAGCGTCGCCTGTTTTGACAGAAGCTCAAAAAGATGCACTTGGTTTAGAAGGCAAGATCAGCGACCAGCGTGCTAAGTACGGTCAGTCTGTTGAAGCAGCTATCAAAAAGACCAACGACCAAATGGTTGCAGCAAGAGACGCCATCCTTAACCCACAAATTGAGCCAGTGCTGCGCTCACTCAAAGCCGCAGGTACGCGTCTTGAAAAAGTGTTGGATGAAATTGTTAACGCAGAAAAAACGTTTGATGCAATGCTGGAGACCAAGGGCGGCGAAGAACGCCTGCTGAGTTCTCCGTATCAAGTTGAGAGCTTGCGCAAGAACAAAGAAACTGCTGAAAAACTTATTGACCAGATTCAAGAACAGTCAAAGATATACGAAGACTTGCTCACGCAAAAGAATGAAGACTTCACACGTAGTTCAATAGCCGTGCAGGCTATGCTGGACAAGAACGTCAAGTACGAGCGTGAGTATCTGGAAATACTTGAGGGGCAGCTTGCGTTTGTGCGTGGTGAAAACATTGATGCAATGCAAGAAAAGCCGGGCGAGCGCCGGATGTTTGAGAAAGTTGTGTCTACGCAGAAGTATCCGTTTGCTGCTCGCCGCGCTGAAGAAGCAATCAAAGCTCAACGTGCCGCGTTGGAGTCCGCAAAGAAACGTGCAGACGAGTTCAAGAAGGACACAGCGGATACTAAAGTCAAGCTTGAAAAGACTCAGAAACAAGCCGCAACAGATATTGCAGATAAATTGCCCGGCGTTCAGATGTCGCAAGGCGAAGTTAGCAAACTTAAAACTGCGGCTGAGAAAGAAGCTGAGGCAAAAAACAAGGCCGAGCTTGACCTTACCGCTGAGACCATTGATGCTGGCAGACGCGCTCAGATAAAGCAGACACAGCTTGATGAATTAAACACTGAGCTTGAGAATCTATACCTTGACTTTGCTGGGCGTGCTGGCCCAACAGACCCTGCTATGTTGCAGGAGTTTGCGCGTAACAAGAAGAAGTCACCCGCTACACGTGCGTATGCACAAGCCAAGCTTGACCTGTATAACAAGATTGAAATCCTTGAAGCGCAAGAAGATTCAATCAAAACAGGTAAGCCTTTTAGAAAGCCACGCACAGCCACTACGCCGAGCACTGCCGCGTTGGCGGGAGCCAAAGAGTTTCGTTCAGGTTCTGATGCTCAGCGTGAGCAACGTCAGAAACGCGTTGATGCGGCAATTGACAAAGAGTACGCACGTTACGAACGGCTTGAAACAAAAGCCACAATGCAGGCAGACAAAGAAGCACGCAAGTATGCTGAGGATTTGTTTGAGAGCGACGACTACATTGAGCCGTCTAGACAGAGCTACGAGTTCTCACGCGGTGTCCCATCGACAGGCTTGACCAAGGCGGAGCTTGAAGCTGAGCTTACTGCTGGTATGGGGGAGCCTGTTACTGGTCGCGGTAAAGAAGCGCAGGTTAATCGTGCACTGAGTGTGTATGAGAATCTTGACGAATACTTAAGCCAGTTTAAAGATGCCACACGTCAAAAACTAGAAGGCCAAATTCCATCAGACGCTAAAGGTTTTGTGCAAGACGGCAAGGCGGTACTGTTTGCCAACAACATAGCCAAAGGCGAAGGTCTGGGCGTATTGCTCCACGAAGTCGGCGTGCACATAGGTTTCCGCAATTTCTTTAACCAAGCTCAATACAACGCTTTGGTTAAGACAGTTAAATCATGGGCTGCGCGTGAAGACGGTTCTATGGAAGCGCGTGTTGGTAAAGCCGCAATGGATAGAGTTAAAGCTGCTGAGACACCTGCAAACCAAATTGATGATGAGCTTTTAGCGTATGCCGTTGAAGAGGCAATGAAAGCTGGGGTCGAGCCAGAAGGCGTGAAGAAAGGTTCTGCTGTGCAGAACTGGTTGCGCATGGTGGTCGATGCGTTTAGAAAAGCGCTTGAGAAGTTTGGCATCAACGCCAAGAACTTGACTGCTGGTGACTTGGTTAACTTTGCTTACGGTGCGGCACAGCTTGAACTCAAAGGAACTTGGCACGGCACTGGCGTAGAGTTCAAAGAGTTTGACCATTCATATATGAGTACCGGTGAAGGCCATCAAGCATTTGGCTATGGCACATATCGTGCACAACAAAAAGGTATTGGTCAAAATTATCAACGTATTGCGGCAGAAAACCAAACTGAAAAATGGATGGAGCGCCCAGATGTAAAAGAATGGTATGAAACACAAGCACCAAAATTTACAGGTACGTTGCCTGAAGGAACGCCTGATTGGATTTTAGACTACGCTTTGTTTGAAGCCGCCACAGTGAGTGGTTCTTACATAACTTCCAACCCTTACAAAGCTTTTAAAGATACTTTTAAAAACAACATAAAAGAATTAACGGATTTGCGTAAAGACGGTAGGCCTGAAGCAGCTTTTAAAGATGCTACTGATGCTGAGTTTAAAAACAAACTTAAAGAACTTGAAAATTATGCAGAAACTGCGGATGAGCATTTGGTTGCTGTTTATGATCAACCTGTGTACAAAGGCAAACCGTATTACGAAATCTACAACACAAACCCAACAGCCGGTAATGTTATACATATGTTTGAACGATTACGGGATAAAAATAACGGAGTGGCACCAACTTGGAAAGAGGCTATTGAAAAAGCAAAAGTTGACGCTGGCATTATGTCAGACAGTTTTAAAGATACCCCAGAAGACCGTGTTTTTTACGATCGTTACAAACAAGTTTATGACACTATAGACAGCCTTGACGTAAATGATTTTAAATACAACCCGCCGTCTGGCCCCCCCGTGCCAGCGCCAGTTGGTTATTTGATGCGCACGTTGCATACGCGTCCAGAAAACGAATACGTTCATTGGGACGACCTTGCAGACAAACAACCACCGGTTATCAAAGCCGTATTTAAGCGCATCTATGATTCATTGACCTCACCACAAAAAGGATTTTTTGATCGTGCTATAGGCACGTCCCCGCCTGATCGCCAAAATGGGCAGGACTTGTACCAAGCGTTGAGCGCTGTATTTGAAAAGTCCGGCACACCAAGCAAATTGTCTGACATGATGGCGTCTGAAATGTTGTACGCCGAAGGTGTTGCAGGCATTAAGTTTTTTGACAATCCCTCAAGACAAACAAAAAAAGGTACGTTTAATTACGTTGACTTTGGCGACAAAGAAGAGGGCGCTCAAATACTTGGTGTTGACCTTGAGCCTGTTGGGAAGACCAAAGAGATGCTGTTCTCCCGCGCTGTTGCCCCGGGGTTTGAGGATGCGCTGAACACAGCCAACGACATCATTGCTAAGCCTAAAACAGTCCGTCAACGGGTTGAGGCTAACCTTGGTCTGGCGTTCCGTACACAGGTACTGGACAGACTGGCTCCTCTGGAACAAATTGCCAAGACTATGCTTGACCCCCTCAAGGGTACGCAGATGATGTACTACCTGCGCATGTCAGACCAGCGCATGTCCTTTGTTCAGCAAGCTGTTGGTCGTGGCGTTCCACAACTTGTTGGTTACAAGCGCAAAGACGGACAGACTGAGTACCTAATCGAAAGCAAAGAAGGCGTTAACTTGTCGTCTGTGGTCGACACCTTGAAGGACGCACCCGGCATGAATGCTGAAGCAGCCAATAAGTTGTTCACGCTGTACTTGGCTGGCAAACGTGCTGATCGTGTTGGCTACAACAAGCTGAACTTCTCCAAGACAGAAGCTGAGATACGCAGTGCCGTTAAACAAATTGAAAGTAACAAAGAACTGCTAGGCGTGTTTGAAAAAGCACGCACCCAATACAACAACTACAACCGCAACTTGATGAAGTTCATGGAGTCTACGGGCGCTATGTCTAAGGAAGTTGCTGAACAGCTTGCCAGCACCAACGACTACATTCCCTATTACCGTGAGCGCAACGGCAACGCCGAACTGGTCATTGGCGGTGAAGGCACGTTCAAGATGGGTAGTCTTAAAGATCAACCACAACTGAAAGAGTTGATTGGTGGTGAAGAAAAGATTATGGACTTTCTGACAAGCTCAGTGGAGAACACGTCCATCATTATGGATATTGGCTTGCGCAACAAGGCTACTACCAATGCTATGTTTGAGTTGGTTGATCTGGGTATTGCCCGATTTGTTAAGCCTGACTCAACTGGCCCCAACATTGTGCGCTTTAAAGATCGCGGTGAAGAGAAGGCGGTTGAGATTAACACACGCAATACCGATTTTCCCGCCGACTTACTGGTCAAAGGGCTTGAAGGTATTCCTGTAAACAACTCTGCACTTATCAGAGCTATGGGCGTCCCATCTACTTTCTTGCGTAAAGCTATTACCCTAAACCCGCTGTACTCTTTGCGTCAGATATTCCGTGACTCTGTTGCGGCTCCTCTGCTGTCCGGCGCAGACATGTTGCCCATCATTGGCGCTCTCAAACAAATTGGTGCGTCGGCAACAAAAGAAAAGCTGGAGGCTCGCGGCATTGTTGGTGGGCAAGTATTTACTGGCACAAACGAAGACCTTACAACCATCCTCAGAGAATTCCAGTCAGGCAAGATGGGGCTGTCTCAGTTGATGGCACGCGCTGAAGGTATTGCAATGGAAGCTGACGCGTCTACTCGCCGTGCTCAGTACGACTCATACATCAAGCAAGGGCTGTCCGAGATGGAAGCTACGCTGATGTCGCTGGAGTCAATGAACTTCAACCGCAAAGGCTTGTCGCCCAGCGTGCGCATGGCGTCTACGCTGATACCTTTCTTCAACGCCCAGTTGCAAGGCTTGGACGTTTTGTATCGTGCCATGACAGGCAAGATGCCGTTCAACGAGCGCTTAGACATTCAAGGGAAACTGTACCGCCGTGGCATGTTGTTGGCTGGCACAGCCGTGGCTTACGCCCTGCTCATGCAGGACGACGAGGCCTACAAGAACGCTAACCCTGATGAGAAGTATGGCAACTTCTTTGTGCGCATCCCCGGATTAAAAGAACCTATGCGTATCCCAATCCCGTTTGAGATCGGTTATATCTTTAAAGCTCTGCCCGAAGCTATGGTCAACATTATGGCAAACAAGCAAGGCGATGAGGAAGCATACAAAGCATTCAAACAGATTGTGCTTCAGACCATACCGGGCGGCACCTCTTTGTTTATACCTGCCGCTGTGAAACCTGCGATTGAAAACGTGGCCAACTACTCGTTCTTTACTGGGCGCTCACTTGAGACCAAGCGTGAACAGAATCTTGAGGCGGCTTACCGCTACCGAGACAACACTTCTGAGATTGCCAAGTTCATTGGTCAGGCTGGCAATGTGTCACCTATCAAAATAGAAAACCTGATACGCGGCTACACCGGCTCTATGGGTATGGCGCTGGCTCAGAGCTTTAACATAGCGATGCCAACACCCAAGGGCACACCAGAGCAAGCTACCAAGCGTTTGTCCGAAACTGCTGTGATTGGCCCTCTGTTCCAACCCAACGATGCTGGCGGTATTGTTGGTGCTGTCTATGACCGCATGACTGAAGTAAAGGAAATTAAGAACACGTTTGATGAGTTGGTGAAAGATGGTCGTAAGGCTGAGGCCAAAGAATATCTCCAAAAGAACCTTAACGACTACGCCGCGTCAGCAGTGGGCGGCAACGCTCAACAGCAGATGACTTTGATTACTCAAGCAATGAATGCAGTCAAAGCGTCCAATCTTTCTCCAGATCAGAAGCGGGCAAAGCTTGACGAGTTGCAGGCTTTGCGTATAAAGATCGCCACGAACATCCGGGAAGTCTTCGATAAAACCACACTCCCAGCATCCCGTCCTTAACACCGGGTATGCCATAAACTTTAAAGGGTTGGGGAACGGAGGCGCGTAGCCCCCGTTCCTTTATTTCCACAAGATTTAAACCGGGCACAAAGAACCCATCACCCGGCTCAAGCTTCTCCCACGGATACATTATTACCATTGAAGTGTTCTTCCTCAAACGTGATGTGCATTGCATTGACTCTCATGACAGGGCCGTTGGTTTTGCCTAGCATGTCTTTCTTGGTGTACTTGACGCGGAACATCTTCTCCATCTGCTTCTTGAACTCGTCGTAGCTAAAGCTCATGCTGACGCAATGCTTCTTGAGTAGCTGTTCCTCAATGTAGTACTCCCTGAACCCGTCAGCAAGCGTGCCATGCTCCACACGCCCCAACACCTTAGACCTAGTGAGCGACTTGTCAACTGACTCGCCATCTCCCCATGCAGCCAGCAATCGACCATCTGCTTTCTTGATGATGATAAAGCTGCCGTAGTTGTCGCCGGTATAAGCATTGAGCACGTCCTCGGCGGTGCGCACACTGCCACGGATGATGCCGCGTGCTTTGTCCACAACGAGTTTCAAAGCGTTGATGACTTTCTGTACTTCCACATCAATGATGTTGGCGTAGTCTCTGCGTAACAGAATAGCAGACGCAACAATTACAGTACAGCCAGCGTGCCAGTAGCGCTCGTCGTCATCAAAGTCCATAACCTTTTTCAAATGTGCGTGCGTCTTGGCAACTACTTCCTTAGCAACATCTTGGTGCTTGGTCAGCCATCTCACCCACGCTTCACCGGCCACGCCATAGTGACGCTTTATGTCCAGCAGGACTTCACGCTCTTTAGGAGTCCACACCAGCTTTATGTTTGGGTTCCACTCCAGCATACGCAGAAGCTCACCGTTTGAACTAAACTTCCTTGCGCCAGCCATGTAGTCGGTCAGGCTTTCGTTGGAGGTCATGGTGCAGGTGGTTTTCCAAGACGTGTTGTTGAGACGCTCCTTGTTGGCTCCCGCCTCCATACGCTCCTTGCCCTGCGCTTCAGCAAAGTCAAAGATAAACACTGGTGCCCATTCCATGTTGGCACGTTGGGTGTTGGTAATCTCGTCCACAAGCAGAGGCATACTGTTGAGCAAGCCAGCGCGTTGTTGCATGGCTACTGGGGATGTGCCTTTGCCTGTCCTATACCTCAGGGGGTGACCCCACACACCAGCCTTGGCGCTCAGAACCAGCGACTTACCAGTACCAGATTCCCTAGAGCCAATGTGCCACACAAAACCTTCGTACTCGGTAAACCGCATCAATGACGCACCAAACGAGTCTAGACACACAGCCAGCGCCGTCTCCATGTTGGGCTTGTCCACAAAGATGGTCTGCCACATCTTCTTCCATGTCTGCAAGTCACCATCGCTGTTGGTGTTGCGGTTGATGTTCTCCAGACCGGGCATGGGGATGCGTGTCTCTCTGCCGTCACTGGTGAACACACGATTGTTGTAGACAAAGCTGTTGTCTTCCTGCCAGCCGCATTGATAGGGCACGACGATGGGCTTCTTGGCCTGCGATGCCTCACCCACACAAGCACGCACATACTCATAAAGCTGTTTGTCGTAGCCTGCAAAGGTGGACACGATGTTCTGACTGGCTAACCACTTGAGTGTCTCGTCCCTACTGACAATAGATTTCTGTGGGAAGTTCAACGTCAGCACACCTTCAGGACGCACAGCGGCCATGTGAACCAAGTGATCGCTCTCCATCTTGAGCAGATCAACCACAAACAAGTCGTAAGGAACAAGCTGGATGGTCTTCTTACTTTTCTTGCCCTCCTCGTCTGCCTCCTCCTTGACGAAGTACACACCGCCGTTCTCGCCGTAGCTGTAACCCCTTGGTGGGAGTGGGCGTCTTACTGCGGGTATGTTGTCGGGGTCGTCGCTCTCCTCACTCTCGTCCAGCGCAAAGAACTCCTCCTCAACAAACTCCTCGCTGACAGTTGACAGAGGAATTACTTTCTCTGTGTTGTCTGCTTTGAGTTCCCGCCCCAGTATCAACGGGTTGGTGATCTTGCCCCAGTGTGGACAACCTGTGCATATCCCGGGATTGAGTGAGTCCATCGCCACGCAGGAGTACGGCCCTTTGATCTCAGACAACTTTTGTTGCATCCGATCTAGCGGGTATGGGTGCATCTCTGACAGCCACACAGCCTTTTCATCGCCGTCATTGCAGACCTTGGCCCAAGAGAGCAGACCGCGCCATACAGGTTCCTTGCCGTCATCCTGCGCCGTGTTGAGATAGTCCACAACCTGACCGCACTTCGACTCAAAGCTGGCAAACAGCGTGGTGCTGTTCTCAATGAGCTTGACTTGCGCCTTGGTCATTGCCTTTGAGGGACGTGCGCCCGGCAGGGAAAGTGTCTCGACCCTTTGTATTGGCTTAGCTTTTTCAACAAGGTGTTTGTCGATGAGCGCCGCAATGTCTTCAAACTTAAAGATGTCGCCCTCGGCCAGCAGTTTTACTGGCATTGGCTTGCTGTACTTCTTCTTGTGATTGAAAGTTTCTGGGAAGCGCATTACCCTTGCGGAGTCAGACGTCACCGACATGTCAATAGACATTTTCTCCTGCGCACACAGACGTTTCAAGTTGTCAGCAACAGGTTTCCAAACATCAGTTGGCAGTTCTTCTGTCAGAGGCCAATAACAATGCAGTCCACCCCCTGAAGACACAATCCACGGCTTGCCTAGTTCAGACAAGCCAACCTTCTCCATAAAGGCATCCAACGCAAGGGCGGCGGCTTTCTTGGACTCGTACCCATCCATGTCAATGAAGAACGCTTTGATCTTCAGCGTGTTCTCTGCCGTGCGCTTACCTACCTTTGCAAAAGTGGATAAAGCAAAGAAAATGTTGTAGTCGGCTTTGTTCCAGCGGTCTACATGAGGGAGTAAGTCCTCAAGTTTTTCAACAAAGGCATGTTCGTTCTTTCTGGTAAGTTCGACCGCGCAGTAGTACCCCGTACCCGGAGACGGAAGAACCACCGCTAGAAATTCAAGCGGAGTCATATCTGTCCTTTGGGTTATTTGAAGTCGTCTGTCGCGTGGTCTACGCCTTGGGCAAAGCCGTCCTCAAAGCCTTCGTGAAAAGCCTTCTCTTTGCTGTCAATAAGTTCAGCCGTGCGTTCCACAAGCACCTCAATCCAATCAGGGGTAACTTTGTCAAAACCAATGATGTAGATATAGCGCAGAAGTTCGTTGTTGCTCAGTTGTCGAGGCTGAATACTTTGCATGTTTTTCTCCAAGCCTCGTCGGCGCTACTAGATGTTTGCAGGATTTTGAGAAGCGAACTGACAACAGGCCGGTACGCTACGAAGACTTCACCACCACCGAACCAGTTGTAAACAGACTGCCGTGAAGCGCCTGTTGCCTTGGCTATTTTGATGACTGGGAAATTGTGATGGACAGCCCAGCGCCCGAGTTGGTTGCCCAACGTCTTTGGCGCTTTCATGACCATGTTGATTGTTTGAGTTGAGTAAGCCATTTTGATAGGGGCTTGCGCCCCACCCCTTTCTTACTCGTCCCAATCGTCAACCATTGCCGCCAAGGATGACTTCTTGGCAGGCACGGCACTAGGCTTCTTCTCTTCCTTGCGGACAGTAGGCTCTTCGCTCTCGTCTTCAGCAACAGGCTCGGCCTTGGCTTTCTTAGCTTTGGGTGCGGGTGCTGGCGCTTCTTCCTCTTCTTCAGCCGCCACCTTAACGGTTGGGCGCTTGCCGCCAATAGCTAAAGGAGCCGCCACATTGTCCATCTTGGCAACAGACATGGTGATAGCTTTCTGTGCCTCAGGGGTCTGACCTTTCTCCACAATGTTGGGGTACTCGTCATCGTTCAACCAGCGCATAGCCTTAAAGAACAGCTTGGGGGACTCTGACTTGGTATCAAACTTCAAGCGTGTCACAACCTCGCTGGGGTCAACAGGGTTGGGGGTCTGCGCCAACAAGAAGCGAGCGTAGGCTTGCAGGGGGCGGTTGTCACCTTCTTCTTTACCAAAGATTGACTTGGCTGGCAGAGTCAGTTGCAGTACATCTCCCTCCATGTCGTTGGCAAGAACCACAGCAACGCGTTGTTGAAAGCGGCAAGCACGGCTGTTATTTTGACCGGAACCGGCGACATTCTGAGCGCAGTCCGCGCAGGTGGCGGCTTGTTTGTTGGATGCGTCAGCGCTTGGCTTTTTACCATCGCTAGACCAGCAGTCAGGCGCATTGGATTCGCCGTCATAAGACTTCATGTAGAACACACGTCCGATGTCGGGTGCAGCCGCGACAATCACCACATCAAGGTAGCGTTCTTCGATAGCGGCAACTTCTTTGCCAGCGCTATACAAACGGAACACACCGCCTTTGATTGAGATGCGTTTGCCGCCATCACTACCGCCACTGCCAGCGAGGGCTTTGGCTACAGCAGACAGACCTGTGCGGTTTTTTACAAATGCAGGAACCGCGTCCTGATTAAAAATGGTCACGTTACTCACGTTATATTTCTCCTGATTACTTGGTTGGTTTACGAACAGAGATTGCGTACTCAGATACTGAGTTCAATCCGGGGGGTACGAGGCCGGGGTTCTCTTCAAGGAATGTCGACATGTTGGTCTGCGCGATGCGCTTCTCAAGCAAGTCAACTGCTTCGTGCTGAAGCACAAAGGTCTTGAACGAGTCCCAGTCTTGTGTGTTGTAGCGTGTCTTGGTAGACAGCACCACAGTGCCTTGGTCAGTGCGCACAGAGGACACGCCTAGTGCAAGCATCTGATCTTTGAGTGCAATCTTTACGGTGTCTTGTTGCCGCTTTAATTCCTCAACTTCATTTTCGTACGCTTGAGTTAGCTCTTGAATTCGAGCCGCCATCTTGCGGTACACCTTAGCCAGTTTGTCCATTGGAATGGCGGCTAATTCTTTGCTCTCCTCTACGGGAGGCGCTTCATCATCTATGACTGAGGTCATTTACTTCTCCTATTTTTTGTCTAAGGTTTAACATCATACACGGAACAAATTCTCATGCAACTCCTTTCTTAAATATTTTTTACTTCACTATCAAACATGCCGACAAGCAACGCGTGGTCAGTAACTTTAGCGGCCATTGCCTTGAATAGTTTTTTCTCAATGGGGCTTGACTCAATGTGTACCACAGTAACTTTGTCAGAGTCTTGACCTTTGCGATCTGCGCGAGCAATACATTGTGTATACATCTCAACAGACATCAGAGGCCCAAAGAATACAACTGTGTCAGCGGCAGTCAGGGTAATCCCGTGGGCAGTTGCTTGGGGTTGCAACACGAGCACGCGTATCTTGTCAGTAGTCTGAAAGTCCGCAATTATCTGACCGCGTTTTGTTGCTGTAACGTCGCCATGAATCTGCCCCACGGCAAAGCCATTGCCTGACAAGTGCCGCACGATAGACTCAATGCTTGACCTGAACAGCGCAAAGATGATGACCTTCCTCTGTGTCTCCTCAAGCACCTCGTCCAACACATTGAGGCGTGGGGACGCATCGAACTCCACAACTTCTTTGTCGTCTGTATACGCCGCACCGCAGGATATTTGTAGCAACTTGTTTACAGCAACACCGGCATTGACTGCGCTGATTGTCTCCCCCGCCGCACGCACCATCATCTGCTCTTTGAGTAGGCGGTAGTATTTGTTTTGCTGGGGTGTCATGGGCACCTCACGCGTCACCGTGATAACAGGTGGTAGGTCAAGGCACTGATCTTTTGTAAAACGTATTGCCGGTTGAAGCACTTCGTACACCATGTCGCGTGCGTTGGCTTTGGGTGCCCACTTGAACATGCTGATCTTGTTCATCACCTTGTCGCGCCATGCAGTCTGGAACTTGGGCACGCCTGTGGGGTTGACCAGCCGAGCTAAGCCATACGCATCCACAGGAGACTGTGAGGCAGGAGTGCCGGTCATCATCCACAGATGTGTGTCGGGTCTGATGATTGATGCCAACGCCTTCCATCGCCGCGTAGATGGGTTCTTGTATGCGTTTGCCTCATCGACAATCACAAGGTCAAAACGCCCATCATTGATGATCTCAGAGGCAATCAGGTTGAGTCCATCGTAGTTGGCAATGACGAACTCGTAGTCTTGTTGAATCATCTCTATACGCCGTGATGCCTGTTGATGGTGCGCGACCACGGCGCTTCTGTGAATGATGCTTCGGTTGATGTCGCCCATCCATGCGCTGTGCATGATGGACAGGGGGCACAATATCAACACCCTGCGCACCTCGCCCTTGTTCATCAAGTAGTCTGCCGCCCACAAGGCAGAGAGCGTCTTACCAGTTCCGGGGTCGTTAAAACAGAACGATCTGCGGTTCAGAGTCATGAACGCGGAGGTTTCTATTTGGTGAGCCATTGGTATAAACTTGCCCGGCCAGTGGTAGCGCTTAGTGATGGGCGACGGCACATCTTTGACGCCAAGATTTTTGAGCACGCGTGTCTCATCAAGTCCCCAGTACACAGCCACTTGATATACGCCGTCTTCATGACCAAGTACTTTGTGTTTGGGGATGATGCTGTATTTGTTGGGGTTGCGTGTGCGCAGTATCAGCGCTTTGTTGTCAACGATTTCCATTACGCATCTTCCCTCAACCGCGCCCACGGCGTGTTGCTTTCTCTGAACTCAATCTCTTCCATCAGTTTGTTTCTGTGAAGTCTTGATGATGCGTCCATCCAAAACTCATCATCTATTTCAGATACATCAACCCACAAGTCTCCGTACTTTGCTCTCCACATATTTGCCAGTGTTGATAGCGGCACGATATATGCTTCACGCGTATTGGGGTTGTCTACTTTCATACCGGCGTATGGTTTTCTTGGTCTTATCACTTCTCTTGCATAAACGGACATGTCTTCTAAGTCTTCTGTCAGTTGTTGACCAAGCGTTTTCATCTTTCCCATTTGCTTCTCCTGTTTTATTCTGGCATCCGGCACACATAGCGTGCCCTGTCTGTTAAGAAATGAACTTCAACTTCTCCGAGTTGTTTAAGTCTCTTAAAAGCTACGCTAAAAAACGCATCCTCTTCTATTCGTTCTAACTCCACCCAGTCGTGTCCGAAACGCATCACCCAAATATTGACTAAGCTATCGACTGGGACATTGAACGCTTCGCTTTCGAGCATCGCACTTGTTATTTCACTAGAAACAAAAAGCCTTGCTCTTACTATGCCTGCGTGTATGGCGTTATTTAATACTGCGGTCTGACTTCCGCTTGAAGCTCCGATTGTCTGATGCGGACTTAACGCGTAAGTTACTCCTTGTTGTTGCCCCGCCTTTTGAAAGGGGCTGTTTGTGATCGACATCTTTTCCATCTCCTTTTTGTACGATACCTTCTTTCATAAGCATTGCGCGTGCTTTATTTCGAGCGGTTCTTTTTTTAATGATCTCAGGCTTCTGCTCATACTTTGCGTACGAGGGGCGGTCTGCGGGGTTCTTGTAAGGCATGAACGTTCCTTTATCTGACTTGGTTTAATTTTGCTAAATCCTGAAGGGCATCCACCACCCGTCGAGGTTGGGTCGCATCCATTTTCACGCGCATCACGTCGTGTGACAAGCGCATGGCCATGACTATCGCGCACTCGGGGTGAAACCATACGGCAACGAAACCTTCGGCCCACCCCTTTGGGAATGCTTTTTGAAACACAGGGTCTTTAGACTGCGACATCTGCCCATGACCTGAGTGCTCGATTCCGTGCTGGTCTTCTCTAACTTCTTCGTGACAGATGTGGCACTTGGTTGGTGTCATCTGATATTCATCTGGTTTGTACAAACTCATTTACTTCTCCTAATGTTTTGGATGAAATTCACACGTTTTTACAGCACACCAACCACACAGAGGCGTTTGGTTTGGGTTCCATACATCGTGCTCGAAGCATGACTCTAAGCGAGCGTAGCGTTCACGGTAGTCCCACCAGTGCTTCGCCGCCTCGTCAGATGACATGCTCATCTTGACCATATCATTTTTCACGATAAACATCAACGCCGAGTTGACTCTGCGGATGTGGGGGAAGTGGGCAAACACCATGATGGACATGAGAACAAGTTGGTCTCTGTCAGGATACTTGTTGTTGCCTGTTTTCCAATCAGCCACCCATGCCGTTAGGTTCTCATCATCAATGATGATTAAGTCTGCAATGCCTCTGACCCACACGTTGTCATCTCCCCAAGACACAGGGTTTAGGTTTGTATCCAGCGCCATCTCATACTCGGGCAGTCTGCGTCCTGCCTTTTTCAGCAACGCGTCAACAACAGGTTGGAACTGAGAGTGCTCGGGCGGTATGGGTTTGCCGTCCTTGATATACAACTCCAAGCTCTCATGCACCTGTGTGCCGTACCGCGTAGCCTCAGTCTCTACAAAGGGGTAGTTCTTCAAGACCTTGACTTCGTGATAGCGGCGCTGACACCCCTCAAAATCTTTGAGGGACGAGTGAGACCATGATGGTTTTTTCATAGTTTGGCTGTGTTAATAGCGTGTGATAAGTGGTTGGCAAACTTGCTTACAAACGATTCGTTGTCGCGTAATGGGTGATTCATCTCGTGCAAGATGCCATGCGTTAACTCGTGCCAAAAAGTGTCGTGTACTTCTTCGTCAGAGAACTTGATGTGCACCTCGGTTCCGTTACTGCGCTTGTATGTGGCGTGTGTAACAAGCTTCATAACATAGTTGTGGTAGTCAATCTGACCCATCTGTTTGCCGTTGATGAGGTTGTCATACATCTGCACCATGTAAGTCCTGCGACCGATGGTAATTTCTTTCGGTATCTTCACTTGCTTCTCCTTATGATTTTGCTAACCCATATCTACGGTGCGCACCACCGTCAGCGGCCAAAGGTATCCCCGGCATGTAACTCGGCTCCATAGTCATCTGCGCCAAGACCCAAGTCTTCGCGTCAACAACTTCTGCGTCAGGCACCAACACGATCTGTTCATCGTGCACAGTACCAACCACAGGGTATCTCTTTGTCACCCTCAACATTCCATCGGTCATGACAATGCGTGCCAATGCCTGCGTAACATTGTTTGTTATTTTTCCTGCATACAGCTTTGTTGCACGCTCTCCGTACACCCACTGCGTTCTGCCTTTACCGTCTGGCTCAGGGCGCAGATTTGGGTACAGGAGTTTCATTCCGTTTGGTAATTCTATCTCGCCTTCACGGAATGTCAAACACTTGTGTGTGTACTCTTTGCCCAAATACAGCGACTTGTGTATAAGCTCACTGAACAACGCCCACAGCGACACGATAGGCCAAGCAGTCCGGCGGTAGGAGTCAATGATTGCCTTGGCGGCAAGGGCATGAGTAAGTAGTTCTTTGTCAGAACAAGTGTGGGGGATGTCGAATAGCTTGTCGTCGTTGCCGTCCCACTCCACAAACTTCTGCGCGTACTCAGAGCTAACCCCTAACGCTTTCGCGAAGTCTTTTGAGTACCGTACAGGCGGCGCACCAAGGAATCCAGTAAGGAGTTGGGACGCAAACGATGCCCAGCCAAGGCCATACCCACATCCAAGCAATGCGCTCTTCGCCGATTGCCGTAAGTCTGGATGGCTTTCCTTAGTGAGTCCTGCGATGTTAAACATCTGAGCGCCGAACGCGGCGTAAGGGTCACCGCCAGCGCGGAAGATGTCGAGCATATCTTGGTAATCTGAAAGCCACGCGAGTACTCGCGGTTCAATTTGCGAGAGGTCACCGACGACAAGCTGATAGCCTTCGGGAGCCATAATTGCTTTGCGTAGGAAACTGCCTCGCTTGAGGTTTTGCATGTTGATTGCTGAACCTTTTGCCGCCGTCCAGCGACCCGAGAGAGCGCCGTAATACGATAGCGGAACAGGTAGTTTGCCACGCTGGGAGATATCAAGGAACCGTTGCGCACGCGTGCGTTCGGTGGTGGATTTAACTTTAAGGCGTGCTTCACAAAGGAGGGCAACGTCTTCACGTTCACCGTTGAGCAACGCTTGGAACAAGGCATCATTCTTTGCGAGAGCGAGCGTTTCTTTGCCGGTAGTTTTACTGACTTTAGTCGGGGCCACAACCCCGAGGCTTTGAAGTATGTTTGCAAACTTCGGGTTCGACGCAAGCTCAACCTCTTGTATGCCGAGTCTTTGTAGTAGTCCTTCACGCGCTTCTCCTTCTTCTGTTAGTGCCTTGATGAGCATCTTGTGGTCAAGCTCAAGCACGGGTCGTGTGTACATCTTGAGCGTCATGTCTATCAGACGCAGTTCGGATTTTGGGTAGCCCTCTCCCAATCTTTTGAATATTTCCTCACACAAAAACACATCATGCGCACAGTATGCAGCGAGTTCCCGCTCAAGGTCTTCGGAAAGTTCAGTGAGTCCATCAGTCGAGTGAACGGCTTGTCCCTTCTCCGGCAAAGAGAAGTCCTTCGCCAATTTAGCCAAGGAGTTTCCAACCTCCACACCGCGTAAAGCTCGCGCCATTGATAAAGTGTCGAAGATGAATGCGGGTTGATAACCGTAGACCCACTCAATAATGGATATATCGAACTGTGCGTTATGCGCAAGCACAGCGGTTCGTCCCCAGTCGATTCCCGAAAAGAATTCAGGTAGTCCATCTCCTCCAACCCACTCAATTGGGCTGTCAGTTCCGAACTCATGTATACATGCTCCAAACGATTTAAATCTCTTATCACGTATGTACTCCTCGGTTGTCATCTTGGATAGCGTGTAGTCACGCTTGTCCCACCGAGTTTCAAAGTCGATGGTCAGTATCCTGTCAAATGGTTTAGTCAATTAAATGCCTCCTTTGGTGGTGCGCCAACCATATTTAGATAGCCGAAAAAATCATTTGCCTCGAGCAAAAGCTCCATAGCTTCCATGTCATCTGCGTTTATGGTGATGAGTCCTGCCATCTTCCCCTTCGACTTGATGAGCAGTACCGCTTGGTCTGGGTCATCGCCGTAGCACTTGACCAGTTGCAGTACAACTATCTTGAAGTGCTCGCGCTCTTCCTCAGTCATTGTGATGAGTCGTTGTTCGATTACGTCTTGTTCCATAGTAGCTCCTCTAGTTCGTTGATGTTGTCTTCGTTGATAACCATTGAAATCCCCCCTGACCTGCGTATGCGTTGCAGGTTGTCCTCTTGTAAAGTTGTTGGCTTGTTCTTTCCTGCCTTTGCTTCTATACCAACAAACCTGCCGTTGACGCAGACCAAGAAGTCAGGCACGCCTGAGTTTCCATAACCTGTGCCAATAGGCATAGCGTAGTACGCACCTGACTCCTCAAGCAGTTTGCGTATTTGCTTCTTTACTTTTACCTCAGGTGTTGATGCCATACAGTTTCCTTTGAATTGGTGAGGGGGTCAAGTAGATTACACGCCCCCTCGGTCGTGTTGTGGAGTGGGTGCGGAGCTTACTCTCTCAAAGGGCTAACACCCCGCATCCAACAAAACGTGTTCGCATCTACTAGGCTTGCACGCGTTGCGTCAATATAATCGTTAGCCCTTTTGTCTTTTGTCCCTGCTTTCTTGTAGAAATTTTCTTAGCCACTTACTGGCACCTAGTTTCATGTACTCTTCATACTCACTTTGCGTTACGCGGATACCAATGGTCTTGCCGCTTTTGGTTAACTCAGTTTTTGGTCGCGGCATTTGTGTTGCTCTCCTGCTTCTTTAGTTACAAATACCAACTTACACACAGTGCAATACCACGCTGTGCCTTGGGCAACAACGGTTGTCTTGTCTTGGTGTATTCCTTTGGTGTTACCAAAGAATGTTCTTATACGTTCAAGCATTGTTCTTTCCCTTTCCAAACCCAAACGGGCATTTGCTTTCTTCTGCTTCTCTTGCTCGGCGGTATGCGCGATACCGATTGATGTTTGAAATCTTCTCCCCCTGTAAGAACCTATTAAATTCTTTCTCGTCCACAATGTGATGACGCAACTCTATTGGGCGCTCGGTCAGGGGTGTTAGGTGTACCAACGGCTGACCAAACTTCATCTCCAGTATGCCCCTCGTAGCTTGTTTAACAAACATCAGGTTGACATTCATGGAGTACTGATAGTTAAACTCAGTTGTCCCTGACATCAATACGTAGTCGGTTAATCTCGTCATATTCCAAGTTGGTTGTTCCCACTTGAAGTACACATCTTCTTTGCATCTTGTCACCCAAGGGTTGTCAAACTTCATGTGGCAGTAGTGGGACTCGGGCGCAAATGTTCCACGTAACAGAGCAGGGTGTTGTGACAAAGTGGTTGTGTTGTCTGAGAATCGTGCGCTGAAGTGTGGGTCACCAATAGCGCCAAGCTCAATACGAAAGTCAGACCACAATGGCTGAATGATTCCATGCTTGTAGTGGTCAACTAAACCCATGCACCGCTTCATTGTGGCAGTCGGAAACAAATCGTTGTTGATAGGTATCTCAGTCTTTAAATCTTTCCACCACTCAGGATAGAAGTGCGCCGCCATCTTGGGCTTTGCCGCATCAAAGATCATCTGCCTATGTGTAAACATATCAACGACCAGCTTACGTTTCTTGATTAGGAATATCATTTATAAACAGGCACAACTTCGCCCCCAAAGTCTTTTTGTATGTCTCTTGCACCGCGCTCAGTCCAAAAGAACATGGGTGAGTGGTTTTCTTTAGTCCAAACGTATCCGTATAGTTTCATGTGTTCTTTTCCTTCAACTTGTTTTCTACTGCTCTAGCAAACTCCAGCCACTTACTGCCATAAACCTGTTGGTCATCAAACATATCTAAAATTTCTTCGGGGGTCAGCCCTACCCACGGCTTTTTGTATTCTTGAATATCATCGTCCTCATCAATCATTTCTTCATCTCCTCAATATCTTTTACCAAAATATCAAACCATTCATGTGTGGCTTTGCCTCTACCCATACTCTCCAACGGCATGACGGCGGGGCGCAGTTCTTTGATGCGTTGCAACACTTCGTTAATCACAAAATCACGATATGGGTTGGTTGCTACCGCCGCCCTCACCGCCTCCTTGCGCTGTCCTGCTTGTCGTTCAATCTCGTTGAACGCTTCGTCTTCTTCATTCATCATCAACTCCATTCTGTAATATGTACAAAACCCAAATCAGCATAGCGCCCATGAATACAAAAACAAAAGCGCCGAACAGCATCAGACTTACAGTCACCGCTACGTCCCACATACTAGCCTCCGAAGATTTTCTTCAGCGCATCGTACATGGCACGAGCCTGCACAATACTCATGGTGTTGAGCACTGTCTCAACATCCCACACCAGCCTCTGCGTAGGCTGAGCACTCAGCGCGGCAATGCCTTCGCCTCGCGTAGCTTTGGCTTTCTGTATGACTTGTTTGACCTGTTTGTTTGCCTTCATAGGTACATACTCAGG